GTGGCATGGTGGAGCTGAATATTTCGCAAAGCAAATGAAATATGATGATCCCACTATGGTCTTTTCTGATGGTGATTTTGATGCTTTAGATACTACTATTCATCGAGTTTTATTAGAGTTATATGAGACCCAAGCGTCTATATATTATAAGACTGGAACTTCAGATTATCCTTTATTTATGATATTGCTTCAACAAGCAACAAGTAATTTATCAGTTAAGCTCGTTCATGTTTTTTCCAAAGTTTGGAAGCTAATGTTAGGTGTTATGCCTTCTGGTGCTTATGAAACTTCTCATGGAAATTCATGGATTGTTGGATTATTGTTTTGGACTTATTTTGAACAAACAATATTTAAATTTCCTCATAGAGCTGCTCAATTAGAAAAGACGTATCGTGATCGTCGAATTGAGTTTCCTGTTTATGGAGATGATCATGTTCCTGCTATAGGTAGGGAAGTTATTGATATCTTTAATGAAACAGGTTATGCTGATTTTGTTGCTACTGTCTTTGATATGAAGATACACAAAATTCGTGAAAATGTTCCTTTTTTAAGTATTCCTGATGAATTTGGTGGGTTGAAAGAAGATGGTGTTATTTTTCTTAAGCGTCGTTTTATAAAAAAACCTAAAGATTTTCCTAAAGAATGTGCTAATATTTTACCTTATAAAACCATGAAGGATGCGTTAGTAAAATTTGCTTATGGTAATAATGAGCGTTTAACGTATGCAGATTATACTGTTGCTTGCCTTGGTTTGGCATATGATAACATGGGTGTTAATCCTGTTATTCATCAATTTTGTGAGCAACTTTTTCGATTTACTGTTCATGTAGGTAAATTTCGTGATATGGATCAGATACGTGATGCTTTCTTTGAATTTAATTTTTGTGAAGATAGGAGATTAGATATTACGCGAATAATGCGTAAAGTAGGTCTTAACACTGATGAGTTATGGAAAGGCTTTCCTACTAGACAACGTTTAATAGATATGCATACTTATGATGCTGAGTATGTTGATTTTACTCCTCCGTTTAAACGTTATAGTAATTCTGAGTGTAAGGCTTGGGAAGATGGAAGATTATTTTAATTATTTTGTATGCGCCGAGAGTGTGA